ATACAACTGCTGCAAATGCAAACTTATCAGGTTATGTATGGAGTCACTGGTGATTCTCGTTGGCGTTTCTTTGATGCTATCGATGATGAAGAGGCTGCATGGAAGGCTAACTGCTGGACTAAGTCCAATGGTTTTGAGCTGATTGATGTTAAACAAATACGAGATATAGATCATGAAACGTGAACCACGTAAACGTAGAAAATACTTTCCTAATAATGTAAGAGCCTTACAAGATACACCTGACGCATACTTTGTATCAATTCCATATGAGGATTTAATCAGCTGGAAGATACACGGGTATGAGATACCTGACTCTGTGTACTGTGTATTTAGAACTCGTAACATGGAAACAGGAAAGGTTGAAGAACACTACTACAACACCGAGCATCACGCAAAGAAGCGATTAAAAAGGAGCATTGAGAGCGGCTTGGAAATAACAATGGTATCAAACGATGGTTTATATCACCTTAGACCTTCAGATACTTTTATTGATTGGAACTTTTAATAATGAATAGTCAAACAACAAAAAGAAGACTTGGTGCACTGCTCACCAGTATAACTACTCATCCACATAAACGTGAGTTAATTAAATTAATGAGACAACAGGTAGCTGATGATACATATAAGGTCAGCAGTCTAGACCGATAGCAAAAATAGTGTATAATATGGGTAACTACCACCCATTATTATGACCACCTTTTTTAAAACCTGGGGCGAAGCAGTAGAGTACGACCTATTGCGTAACAAAAGCCACGGCAAGGACAGAGCCAGCCATGATGACGTTGTGCATCATCTTAATTACTTTACTGCATGTTATGGAAAGTCATTTCCTTGTATGGAAATCACACAGGATGTGATAGATGACATGCAGACACAGTTAATGGAAGAGAGAAATGTAGTCAATGCTACAGCTAACAGATACATGGCTTCTGTTAAGGCAGTATTAAACTTTGCATACGCAAAAAGAAAGCTGCCACATTCCTTCAAATTCATTAAGTTAAAAGAAAATAAAGGTAGACCTAATTGGTACGACAAAAGTACTATTGATGCATATGAACAGGTAGCACGAAGCCTTAACTTTTGCCGAGATGACCTTGCAGACATCGCTGTCTTTGGTGCATATGTCGGTGCGAGACAGGCAGAGATACTTAATCTTAGATCAATAGATATAGACCTCGATGCTTACGATGGCAGAGGCAGTATTTATATAGGTGGCCGCCCAGGGTTTTCTACAAAGAATGATGACTGGCGAGAGGTGCCAATGCACACAAGAGTGCGTCCAATAATCTTAAAAAGGATTAACAAAACACACCCGAATACTTTGATATTCGGACATGACTGGGCGAATAAAGATAAATTATTGCGTGAATTTAAAAAGGTGTTAGTTTATTTAAATCAGCCGCCAGTAATGAACTTTCACCATTTACGCCACTCTTTTGGTGTATGGCATGCCGAAGCTGGAACACCGATAAGAACCCTCATGGAACTTATGGGTCACAAAACAATAGAAACTACCATCATGTATGCGAAAGTTTCTAACAAAGCCAGGGCAGATGCAATGGCAAACATCTAATCAACAATTGAAAGCATTACTATGGCTACACCCTCACAAATTGATGAGCAAGTAAAGTTAGAAAGAGAACAAATTAGAAAAGGTATAGATATATTGCGTGACAACACGCAGAATCTAGAAAGCAAGTCATATTCATCTGCAACTATATACGGCGTAACATCTATAAGAGATCTACTGCCGTTAGTAATAGACCAGATAGAGACACGCAAAGACATGCTAAAACGAGGCCACAACGGAGTAGCCTTCAAGGACGTATATAAATATTTAGACTCTGTTGATACCAATGTGCTTGCATCCATAACCTGTAAGGTTGTCATGGATAAAGTGTTTAGCACACGTGATAAGAGTAATTACTTAACTAATATATCTTCCGCAGTTGGCACAGCTGTAGAGGATGAGTGCCACATCACATATTACGAGAAGACTGTGCCTGGATTATTAGATTATATCCAGAAGAATTATTGGCACAAGGCATGTGGTACACATCAAAAGGTTGTTGTCTTGCGTACATTGATGAACAGGTACAACGTAGAAACCTGGAAGAGATGGAACTCAGCTGTGCGTGTACGACTAGGTGCATGGCTCATTGACTGCGTTATTAACTCATGTAACTGGTTTGAAAAGAAACGTGTACACATGAGAGGAACAAAATGTCCTAACGCAATAGTACCAACTGAAGCATACCTATCTATTAAAGATAAAATAATGGAAGATGCTGAGTTGTTTGCACCTCTATCATATCCAATGTTAATAGAACCAAACGACTGGACTAACGAAAGAAAAGGTGGATATCTTCTTAATGAAGTTATGAAAGGACATCAGTTGGTACGACAGGGAGAGGTCGGAATAGTACAGGGAGAACTGCCACTTCGTTTCTTAAATAAAATACAGAAAGTTGGCTACAAAATAAATCCCTTTGTTTATGCTATAGCAGACGAGCTACAGCAGAGAGGTATAGCAGTAGGAAAGTTTATTCCCATTGTAGAAATACCATCGACACCACTTCCAAATAACATGGAAGATCCAAATGTTAAAAAGGATTATTGCAGAAAAGAAGCAGAGGTTCACAATAAACGTGCACTTGTTTACAAAGCTAGTTGTAGAACTAGAAAACAAATGGAAGCTGCAAAAATATTTAAAGACAGAGATCGTTTCTTTTTACCTTGGAACTTTGACTGGCGTGGTAGATGCTACCCTATACCAGCCTATTTGACACCGCAATGCACTGACTTTGGTAAATCATTGTTAGTTTTTGCGGATGCAGTTGATTTAACACCTGAATCTGAGTCATGGATAGAGTTTCAAGTTGCAACAACATATGGATTAGATAAGGCAACTATGCCTGAACGCCTTGCATGGGCAAGAAACAATCATGCATTGATAACAAGAATTGCTGAAGATCCAATAGCTAACTTGCATGAGTGGGAAGGTGTTGAAGAACCTTGGCAATTTGTGGCTGCATGTGAAGAAATGTACCATTGCCTTATCAAAAGAGATCGTAAGACTACAAGTCTTATGATTGCTATAGATGCAACATGTAGTGGTTTACAAATCCTTGCTGGTTTAGCTAGAGATAAATCTACAGCAGAACTTGTAAATGTAATACCAGCAAACAAACCACAAGATGCATACAAAGTAGTTGCAGAAAAATCGAAACCACATATACCTGTTGTCTTACATGACGTTTGGGATAGAAAATGCACTAAAAGAACATGTTTAACTATTCCATATAATGCAAAACCTTACAGTAATAGAACATATATAAAAGATGCTCTAAAAGAAAAAGGGGTCGAAATCACTAAGGAAGATTTAACACAAACAGTTAAGGCCGTGAGAGATGCTATGGAAGTAGTTGTACCAGGTCCTATGGCTGTTATGCGTTGGATTGAAAAAGAGGTTGCAAAGACTATAAAGCGTGGTGTAGACAAGATTTCATGGGTTACACCATCAGGTTTCGTTGTATCACAGAGATACATGAAGAAAGAAGTAGTTGAAATAAAGATGAAGTTATTAGGACGTTGTGAGATTAGAGTTGCTACTGACGATACAAATGAAGTTGACCTACTAGGGCACAAGAATGGGACAGCTCCTAATTTAATACATTCACTTGACGCAAATACTTTACATTTTACTGTTGACAAGTTCGACAAACCTATAGCTCTCATACATGACAGTGTCTTGTGCAGAGCTACAGATATGACAGAACTTTCAACAAAGGTGAGAGAAGTCTACATGCATTTATTTGCAGAGCATGACTATCTCAACGACTTTGCTAAAGCAATTGAAGCAGAGTCTAAACCACCTATCATCGGGGACTTAGTGCCCTCAGACGTAATTAATTCCACTTATTTTTTTTGTTAATGGCTAGAACCATCCACTTGACACCTGAACCAGTAGTTTTAACTGGTTTCCAGGCTATATTAAAACCAAGCAAATTTGGTTACTCACTTAAAGCACTAGTTGGTGAGGATATTATTTCAAAACTAGAAACAGAAAGAGAGGACTGTCTTAAATGGGCACAGTCTAAACTTAAGAATCCTAAAAGATCTACTCTCAAACCAGAACCCTGGGAAGAAGTAGAAGACGGTAAGTATACCGTTAAGTTTTCATGGGCAGATGAAAAAAAACCACCTGTTGTAGATACAGAGGGTACACCTATCAAAAATTTAGATACACCAGTTTATGAAGGATCTAAAGTTAAGTTAGGTTTTCATCAGAAGCCATACGTATTAAAAGATGGCGTTACATACGGCACAAGTCTAAAACTTAGTGGTATACAAATAGTTAGTGTACAAACAGGAGCTGGTGTAGACACAGGTGACCTTGATGAGGTTGGTGTTGCAGAACTCTTTGGTAAAACAAAAGGTTTTAAAACTGATGAACCAAACGTTACACCTGACTTAGCACCTAGCTCAGTAGAAATCGACACTGAACAATATCAAGACGACTTCTAATGTTTAAATCAGGATTAGAGGAAAAAGTCTCTGATCTTTTATGTGAGTTAGGTGTTGACTACGAGTATGAGGGTCTAAGTTTACCTTATACAATCAAACACTTATATACACCTGACTTTGTTTTGCCTAACGGCATCGTGTTAGAAACAAAAGGATATTGGAAACCAGAAGACAGACGAAAGATAAGACAAGTTGTCACTGAAAACCCACACATAGATTTACGAATGGTATTTCAAGATCCTTATAAAAAGATTAGTAAGAAATCCAAAACAACATATGCGAAATGGTGCACACGATACAACATCAAGTGGTGTGCATACCACGCAATACCAGTGGATTGGCTGACATGACTGAAAGCGAATTCATTAGACACGAACCATGTCCAGACTGTGGCTCATCTGACGCACTAGCAGTGTATACAGATGGGCATACATTCTGTTTCAGTTGTCAAACAAGGACAGCTGCTGACAAACAAGAGAACAAATTATCCATGCAAACAAATGTCAACTTCAAAGGTACCGCTCAACGACTTAATAAAAGAAGAATTAGCGAACAGACGTGCGAAAAGTACAAAATCTACAGAGATGAGACATACTTACGCTTCCCTTATTTCGATGGCTCTGGACGTATTAAAGGATTCAAAACAAAAACCAAACTAAAATCATTTAAGTATGAAGGACATACTACTGACACTTTATTTGGTCAGCATTTGTTTCCTAATTCTGGCAAACGTATTGTTATATTCGAGGGTGAGCTAGATGCAGCCTCTGGATACGAGGCAATGAATGGTTGGCCAATGGTATCTTTGCCGCATGGTGCAGCAAGTGCTAAAAAAGATGTACAAAAACAAATACCTTTTTTACAGGGATATCAAGAGATTGTTTTATTTTTTGATAAAGATGATCAGGGACGCAAGGCGACAGAGCAAGTGGCAGCTGTCTTACCGCAAGGGACAGTTAAGATTGCTCACCTGGAAGATCCGTACAAGGATGCCAGTGATGCTTTACAGGATAATAATCCAGACGCTATACGCCGTGCGATATGGGATGCGAAACCTTATAGGCCAGATGGAATCGTTGATGGTAAATCTTTACTGAATGCAGTAACAACACCAAGTCAACCATGTAATCATGAGTATCCATTTGCTGGTTTACAGGCAATGACCCACGGTATAAGATATGGCGAACTTACAACTATCACGGCTGGTACAGGCCAAGGCAAGAGCAGCCTAT